TCTTCAATACCCTCTGTACCTGGACTTGAATTTACTTCTAAGAAATAACATGGTTTATTTTCTCTGTCTTTACTTGGTATAAAGTCAACAGCAGTCCAATAACCACCAACTGCCTTAGCAGCCTTTAAACATTCTTTTATCTCTAAATCTGTTAGTTTATAATCTTTTGGTACTGAACCTTGTGATACATTTGACCTAAAATCTCCTTCAATAACAGGTCTCATCATAGAGGCTAATATTTTACCACCTAGTACATGCACTCTAACATCATACTCTGTTTTAATATACTCTTGCACCAATAGGTCAGCGTCTTCGTCTTGTTTATTAATAAGTTGTACAATTGAGTGTAAACTTTTAGGACTTTCAACAAACAATACACCAACACCTTTACTACCTCTAAGTGTTTTCATAATTAAAGGAAACTTAATACCAGCTTCTTCAACCATATCAACTGAGTTTTCGGGGTCATTGATTAACTTGGTCATTGGTTGTTTTAAACCATAATCAGCAAGTCTTAAAGAGGTTCTGTATTTGTCGGCACACATATTGATAGTAGTTCTTGGATTTACTAATGTTGCATTAGCTCTTTCAAGCATAGACACTAAGTCCATCCAACTATCTTTTCTGACCACACTACCACGAATGATAGCAACTGTCATTGCACCTACTTCAAAACCTTTCTTATCGTCTTTGTTATGAAACTTACGGATACCATCTTCATAGGTTGTATAACCACCAGTTAACTTAAACAGATAGAATGGATAATTTAACTTCTTACATTCCTCTTGTAGTCTATCGGCAGTATGAAATTCTTTTGCACCCTCTGGCTCATCTGTAATAATGAGCAGACGCAAAAACTTTTTATTGTCTGTAGCTTCTTCTAAGTAATTTTTAAACGGTTGTACTTGCATTGTTACTATCTTCTGGTTTTTTACCTATATTATATTTAGCGACCATATTCCATTCACTTTTCTCTTTAAATGGTAATACTTTGATTTGACTTAATGGTGCCTTGTTTTCAACTAAAGAAGTATTAACTACCTCTATTAAATTCCAGTCTTGTAGTAGTAATGTTATTGTGTTTCTTCTTTCTATATCGTTTGCTGACAAACTAGAATTCTTACCATCTAAGGCAAACAATTCTTTGAAGTGTGTTATGTAATATTTACCTTGTTTGTGTAAAATGTGACAACTTTGATATAGTGTTTTATCTTTACGACTTGCAACACCAATTCGTGTCAAGGTTTCTCTGACTTTTAAGAAGTCATCTGGTTGCTTAATAGTGACCTCTAACATATCACTTTGCGACCATTTTATAGTATCTTCACTCATTTTTTTCTCCCACCTTTATTCAGGCCAATTGTTATATTTTCAATTTGGGCGTCTGAAAGTAGGTTAAGAGCTTCTTTTGCTTTTTGATTACTATAACCATAATACTCTTTAATTACTTCAAGGTCTTTAACTTTCTTTTGTGAAAGCCACTTCCCACCAAATCGCTTCTTCTTTCGAATACTATTTATAAAATAGTGGAATTGCATCCTTTTTGGCAGAAAGTGTAGTCCGTTCATCTCGTTACTATGCATAATTGTATCATAGAACATAGATAAACATTTGTTAATAATAAATGTAGGATACTTTTTCTCCCACACCGTGTCCTCTGTATCTAGTAATGGTTCTTTGGTTTCATTAATAGCTTTAAGATAGTCCTTCAGTTCATACATGATAGACCTCTATTTAAATTTACAGTTAGCCATAATCTCCGTCAAACACGCAACCATATTAATCTCTTGGTCTGCCACAAAAGCAGACTTGTACTGATAACCAGCAATGATTAATATTGATTGTGGAATAGAAGAAGATTCTAAAGACTTATACATTAACTCGTAAACACTAGTAAACAATGATGACGGTTCTTTGTCAAGATTATTAATAACCCATTTACGCATGTCATTAAATCTTTTTTCTTTTAAGATTTTGACCAGTTCTTTTGTATTTGCCTCAGATAAACTAAACAAAATACCACTATCGACTTTACCTCTTACAGAATATCTTTGAAGTTCATTGATAGTCCGTCTAAAGTCTGGATAATATTTCTGAATTAACTCAGCTAATACTTTGGTATCATATTCAATACCTTCTTCATCAAGGACTTTGCCTAGCCTTTGTAATAACGCCTGTGCTGTCTTTACTCTTTGACCATTTTTAATGGCAAAGTCTATAACGGTACATCTACTATGCAAAGCAGGTAAAATCTTATTCTTGTAATTACAAGTAAAGATAAATCTACAGTTTTTGTAAAATGTTTCAATGAAGTTTCTTAAAGCAGGTTGTACGGACTCGGCATTCATATAGTCTGCCTCGTCAATAATCACAACTTTATGATTTGAATGTTCAGTTAATGATACAGTAGAAGCAAAGTTCTTAATCTTGTTTCTTAATGTATCAATCTGACGGCCTTCATCTGAACCGTTTATGATGATGTAATCTGCACCAAGTTCCTCACACAATGCACGAGCAACAGTAGTCTTACCAGTACCAGCAGTACCAGCTAATAACAGATTAGGTATTTCTTTTTGTTTTAAAAATTGAGTAAATGTAGTTTTTAACTCTTCCGTTAAAATACAATCCTCAATACGCTTTGGCCTGTAAGCTTCCACCCAAAGGAAGTCTTTTGACTTTTCCATTCTTCACCTCTTTCATTATTATATAATTTTTAACACCAGTTTTTCTACTTGCCTCACTAATAGATGCATAGTTTTTACCTTTATATTTAATAGGAACAGCATTTGATGGAGTTTTCCCATACATACCATTCTTTTTACCTCGGACTTTATCGGAGATTGATTTGATTTCTGCTTCAGTATAATTGTTCCATCTTTCTTTAGTTAATTTAGAAAGAGTGGATTTTTGTTCTTCACTTTGTTTCTTACCCAACATTCCGTATGTAGCATATGATTCTCTAGTTTTAGTTTTATGATATTTTTTCATACTTTTTATAAAATTAATACTATTACTTGTATCTCCACCATCATTACCATTAGTCATATTATAATGAGGTTTTAGTTTAGAAATAGTATCAACTTCTAACAATTTAGATTTACCTTCTTTTATTAATTCAACATAAAAATTATCTTTTCCATTTTTTCTCATAGCTCTGTATAGATGTGTTTTCATATTTAAATTAAATGCATTATATAAATGTCTAGCAAATCTTTCTTCTAAAGATTTGGAGGTATATCCTATATAAAATTTTTTATTTACTTTATTTGTAATCTTGTATATTTTTATCATACAAGTATTTATAAGACAGTAATTCTCTAAAAACCCATTATTTATTTTCAATTGTAAACTTGTCAACGATTTCAGCATCAACATCATAACCGCCTTTATTCATTGTCCAACAATCTTCTTCACGGTCATAATCGTGCTCTGATACAAATTCTTGGACTTTATCAGCCAACTCTTTATCTTCTTGTGAAGATTTGTGATAATCGTTGCAATCAAAGTAAAGACCTTTTTCAAAGGTAGGTAAATCACCAAACTCCTTTATAATATCAGAAACAGCAATTTGTCTGTTAAGATAGTGTGTTGTTTGATGATATTCTCTGGTTTCTACTTTGATATAGTCGTCTGAATTGTATTCGGTACCATCTTCTAGCTTATATGTATCGGACATATTAAAACTCACTATCAGGTTCGATTGCAATCCAATATTGAATTGGTTTGTTTCGATTGATAAAGTGTGAGATTTTTTGTGCTGAAATAGCCACATCATAATCATCTCTAATCATTTTAAAGTTCTCAGTTTTAAAATAAGCCGTAAAGGTCTTATCTGTTTCTCCGATAACAAATGAATAGTCATTTGACGCTGGCGTTTTCTTATCAGTTGCAACTAAACTAATCTCTTTACCATTACCTTTTACTGCAATGTCTGGTAGATTAAGTGTTGTTACACCTTTCATTAATTTTTCAAAGACATCTTTCTTCAAAGAAAATGTTACATACTTATCAGGCATGGTAATCATTTTAGACGGCGAAACTACCACCGACTTGTCTGCAAAATAATATTTGATTGATTGTTTACTATTACTATCTTTAATAGTTAGGTTTTGACCACCATTAAATGCAAGGTCTGACTTATCAAATAAGTCAACAGCCCTTAAAAATTCTGGTAAATCGTAGATAGCAAACTCTTGTTCAAACTTTTCTGATACATCAGCTTCAGCTAATATATTTTTTAAAGTTGAAATGGTTTGTAGTTGGTTGCCTGGCTTAACCAAAATATTCTGGTTAATATCTGAAAAGTTTTTCAGAATAGCAATTGTATCACTAGTTATGTTCATTATATAATCTCCGTTTCATAATTAATTGGAGCGGAGTGATTGTACTGCCCAATCTTCTCTTGGTTGGAAACCAAGTGTGTTACTTTTATACTAACTCCGCATTTGTTCATATTATACATTATACTCTAAAGGCGTCCTATTGTCAAGCGTAGGACGCCAATAGATTAAATGTTATTT